CAGATGAGAAAGAGAGATTATTGTGGTAGACTTACCGTCTAACATTGTCGACCTTCAGGATGAAGACGAATACGTGAATTTACTTGTTTACGCTGATAGCGGCGTTGGCAAGACTGTTTTCGGCGGTTCAGACGATGATGTTTTATTTATTGCACCTGAAGATAACGGCACCATATCCGCCAAGCGTTTGGGTTCAACTGCAAAGAAGTGGCAAATACATGGTTGGCATGATATCGTTACTGCCTATGGGTGGTTGCGAGATCAAGACCCAATTCCGTTCAACTGGGTTGTACTTGACTCATTAACGGAAATGCAGCAAATGTGCATGCGTTACATTCTTGAAGAAGGCGTGAGGATGAACCCTTCCAGAGACCCAGACGTACCGCAACTTCAGGATTGGATTCCTTACTTTGAGAAAGTTCGCAGAATGGTGAAAGCATTCACGAATCTTCCGGTCAATGTTCTTTTCACGGCACTTCAACAAGATGAAGAGGATGAAGACGGCAATAAGGTTGTATTGCCAATGATGCAAGGTAAAGGAACTCAATACGCCAAGCAAGTTGCTAGCTGGATGACTAGCTTCGGTCAAATGAAAATTGCCAGACGTAAGATCGGCGTCAATGAAGATGGCACAGACAGATGGGAAGAAATTCGAGTAATTCAATGGAAGAATAGTAAGACAGTTATGGCGAAAGACAGGACTCTATGTCTTGAGCCAAGAACTGTGAACTTGTCTTTGAAGCAAGTTCGCGAATTGATTGAGTCTGGTCCGAAACCGGCGCCAGAACCTAGAGTGGTTCCTGAAAATCCACAACCTAGGCAAAAACTGAATAAGAGTGACAATGTCGAATTGCTTAGCGTAAGCATCGGCGCGGATGGCGAGGAGGATTAGATGAAATTAAAGTGGGATATCAGCGGTAAGGGAGAAGAAGCCTGGGGCAGTGGCATATCTCAGTATGAGGGACCAGTGCCACCCAAAGGCTCATATATTGCCAAAGTCAAACGAATGACTGTAGGCAAAATTAATAAGGAAGGTGATAATAAGGGCAAACCGCGCATATCAATTCTTCTTGAGATATGTGGCGGGGCCGGTGCTGAAGGTCTCAAAGACACGAACTACACATATTATGGTGCTCCAATTTGGGACGGTTTGAATATCATCAAGAGTCAAGCTGGTCGAGCAAATGGATTTCTTCATGCTTTGACGGACGGTTCAAAAGCGGCCAAAGATGCCGTTGAAACAGCGTTCTGGCCGCCGAACGGACCAAATGCTGATAAAGAAACAAACCGGGCTGGTACTGAAGAAATCCACATCAAAAAGATTGGCCCATACGTCATTGCCTCACCCGCCGGCGAGCATGTCGTAAGAATCGTAACCAGGATGGGTCGTGATCTAGAAGGCAATCCTCGTGCTGAAGTCAATCAGTATTTGCCGTATACCGGACCAAAGCCAATGGTTGTAGCTAATGGTCAGGTTGACGAAGATACTGGCGTGGAAATTATCGAAGATGATGCAGAGATCATAGATGCCGCTGACTTTTTAGATGATGAAACTCCGGTTGAGCTAGATGATGTTGAAGCGCCACCATTCTGAACCCAGGTAAGGGCCTCCTACCTCCTGGCCTGGGTTTTGGTGGCGCGCGCATACCATCGGTATAACCGTAAATCACGCGCACTACAGAGAGGAATCCCTACATGACGACAATACCAGATGGATCTGAAATCAAAAGAATAATCAGGCTCTCCCAAGCTGTGGACCCTACCGGAATGAACCGAAATCTATATATGTGTACAGGTTGTGGAGCAACTAAATGGGGAAAAGATAGAGAACCAGAGCAAGAAGATTGGCGTGAGGAGCATAGGCAAGAATGTTTCATAAAGAGGCAGCCAAAACTAGAGATAGTACGTGAGTACCATGAAATAACATTAACTGAATTCTATACAGAGTTTAGACATGGTAAGCTAGGTAAGGTCGAAGCTGAAGTCATAGATCCAAAAGCTAAGCGCAACATTATCGTTAGATACACAAAGATATGACTAAACACGTCGCCATTCTGGGTTGTGGTCCCGCCGGATTGATGGTCGCTCATGCGGCAAATATAAGTGGCTGGGACTTTCGCATTTATAGTCGTAAAGCGAAAAGCAAATTACATGGCGCCCAGTATTTACATAAACCAATTCCAAAAATAGATACGGACGGCCCACACCTAGTAGAATATCAATTACGAGGCACGCCAGAAGAATATCGTCATAAGGTGTACGGCGAATCTTGGGATGGTACTGTAAGTCCTGAAGACCTTACTGAACAACACTATGCCTGGGACTTAAGACGGGCATATGACTGGCTATGGAAAGAGTTTGAGCCATGGATAGTTGAGCATGAGCTTAACAATAGCAACACATATTATACTTGGAATGCTGATTTAGTAATATCAACTGTACCTCGTAAACTATGGGCTCAACCTGGTGATATTTTCGAAAGTAAGAAGATATGGGCACTAGGCGATGTGGACCCAGGATGGTTAGCGAAACAAGCCGACTTTACAATTGTATGCGATGGAACCACTTTATGTACATGGTATCGGTCTGCGAAAATATTTAACCGATCCACATTGGAATGGCCATATTTTGAAAGATGGGAGAAACCACCGTGGATAGGTGCCGTAATAGTTGAGAAGCCATTACGATGTGAAACTAATGGCGCACCTGACTTTGTGCACCTCGGGCGTTATGGAGCATGGGAAAAAGGTATTTTAACCAGTGATGCATTTTATCAAGCGATGAAGGTGTTAGCCAATGACAAGATTAAGTGATGCTGGAGTAGTAAGTATTCAGTGGGAGGAAGATGAAAAAGGCAATATATCAGCAGAAGGATTGCAGTATTATGATATCGACCTTAACAATGAACTCGCTGTATTCCATGATGATAAATGTGTCAAGATCCATAAATGCGTAGATATATTCCATGCGATCTCAATGATCGAAGCTGGTGAGGCTGTTTGTCGATGGAATATTAAAAACGGTAAGACGGGTAATGGACATCGAATAAATGAGCGTGGATGGGACATCGGCGGACGAGCATGAAGCACAATTTCGATGGACCAGTTGTAGCTGTTGATATAGATGGCACATTAGGAGATTATCATTCGCACTTCTTGTGTTTTGCAGCTGGATGGTATGGACGCCAAATGCCCGATCCCAAAGATATTAACCCTGGGCTGCCCCTTCATAAATTTATGCAAACAAGCAAATCAACCTATCGACAATGTAAATTGGCCTATCGACAAGGTGGACTAGAACGAAGCATGCCAGCTTATGAAGGGGCAGCTGAGCTTACTAATACAATTCGTAAATGTGGAGCTGAATTATGGTTAGCAACAACAAGACCATATTTAAAGCTGGATACTCAAAGTCCAGACACCCGCCACTGGCTACGTGCTAATAAGATACAATATGATCACTTGATTTGGGGCGAGCATAAATATCGCGACCTAGTTAAACAAGTCGGTCGTGAACGTGTAGCCGCTGTTTTGGATGATTTACCCGAGATGGTGCAACAGGCTGCTTCATTGAAATTACCTACCATACTGCGCGATCAGCCGTATAACAAGCATCTAGATTGGTTCCCAAGAGCAATGGATTTAGATGCTGCTTTGGAAGAAATATTAATTGATCTTGGAAATTGGAGAGAAAAGCGTGGATGACCTAACATCCTTGGAAAAAGAATCTTATTGGGGACCAAGTTCATCACAAGCTGAAGTTATGCGTGAACAAGCTAGGCAACCATCTATATGCGGTGAACCAGTAATTTGGGTTGAACGCCTAGGCCCTGATCTAATAGAATACAGATTTGAAAATCTTCCACACGATGATTCAATCAGAATTGTCTACGAGATTTTGCCGAAAGCTCTGGAATTGTATCTCAAGAAGACCAAGGATTACGGCGGATTAAGTGGTGGTCTCGGGCCGAAAGCTCCATTTGTTGATATGTGGAGGAAAATCATCAAGCTCAAAAGATGCCTGTGGGATGGTGAAAAACTCAAGTTCGAACAAACAGATGAAATAATCATGGATTTAATTGGTACCTGTCTCAATATTCTGGCTGAGATGAAGGCAGAGGGGGACCATGCAGTACGTGAGTCTTCACCATCATAGCACATTTAGCTATGGCGACGGATTCGGATTACCGCGTGAACACGTAAAGCGTTGCGCTGAACTAGGCATGACAGCCATGGCTCTTACTGAACATGGGAACACGTCATCACACGTTCAGCTTGAGAAAGCGTGTAAACAATTCGGCATCAAGCCAATATATGGTGTCGAAGGTTACATTGCTAAGGCAGAAGAAATGCGCAAGTGTCACCAGACTATTCTAGCCATGAACCAGACTGGCTTGGAGAATCTTAATCGTTTGGTGACGCAATCATGGCGGGATTTT